CGTGTAAGTACTTAAAAGACCTCTACGCCCAGGCCCTCCGTTTAACTGGAGGGCTTGATCCTGTTCCTATCCCATTCCGGAGGTCCAATAAGAAGGGGTTCGACCGAAATTTAACGCCTTTCGGTGAACTCCTAATGAATGGAACTCTGAACGAGAAACGGGCTTGTCTCACAGTGCTAAGGCTGTGTTACTTGCTTGAATCCCGTCCAAAACTTGACTTGACGTCAATCGAGTCAGGTTTCGAGAATGAGGAGGAAAACGCTATGATAAGAGACTTTACCCTTTTCACAAAGGGAAGGATCCGTCCTTTGTCTCTTAAGAGTGCAAAGATACAGTTCCCACCCCGCGCCCGTTCGGGACCGAACGGTCGTAGTAGTTTCGGAACTGCACACTTCGATGCAGTAGCACTGACACAACGCCCTGAATTACTTCAGGACCTTGCAGACCTAGCTGCCCTAGTTGACCCCTCTAGCAAAGGGGAACCAGAGTCGACCCCATTGGGGAACGTGGAGGGTGTGTTCCATCCTTCTGAAAGTGCGACCGAGGAAACGAGCGGATGTGGTGATCCGTCCGCTCCAACTAGGGAGAGAGGTCTCAAGCCCTGGATTGAATATCTAGCGGCTTGGTCAGTCTCCACTTGGAACTTAGATCCTAACAAGCGTCTGCCAGTCTCCAGACTCGCCCTCTTGTCTGAAGGCGGGTGCAAGACGAGGACAATTGCGATTGTCGACCTGTTTACACAGGCGGTCTTACGACCTCTCCACACGGCCGTGATGAGGCGACTTTCGCTACTATCCTCGGACTGTACTCATAATCAACAGGCCGCTGTTGAATACTTGAAACACGCGACCAAACTCGGTCGTAGTGTGTACAGTTTCGACTTAACAAACGCGACGGACAGATTTCCCCTGGAGTTACAGAGGGTTGTCATGTCCGCCTTGTTTGGGGACCAAGTAGGAGTATTATGGGCAAACGTAATCGCCAAGTTGAGAGATTTCGACTTTCAACAAGGAGGAACGTCTATCCGTAATATCTACTATAAGCGGGGCCAACCAATGGGAGCTTACTCCTCTTGGCCAGCCTTCGCTTATACTCATCACATCTTCGTTCAGTGGTGCGCCCACCTGGCTCTAGGAGACTCGGCCGAGTCCCCCAAAGAGTTTGGTGATTACCGCATCATTGGAGATGATGTGATCATAGCTAATGAGAAAGTGGGCTTGAAGTACCGGGAGAAACTAGAAGCTTTCGGAGTTTCCATTTCCGAAGCTAAGAGTCTCGTGAGTGTGAAAGCTCCGTTCTGTGGCGAAATCGCAAAAAGATTCGTCATAGAGGGATATGATCACTCCCCGTTACCTCCTGACCTAATCAAGCTGACCCAGAGGCATGTCACCATGCTTCCAGCTCTGCTTGACCAGGTCAGCAGCCGTTACGGTCTCGACTGCTCAACCCTGTCTTGTATGCAGTCTCTCAAACACCTCTACAGAGGACGTAAGAAGAGACTAGCTGCCATACTGCTGGCCGCTCCTGCACTGTTCGCCCTGTACGGATATCCCTATTACGGGCCTCTCCGGACAGGTAACGAACCTGGTGAGGAGTCACAACTCCTTACCATAGCGATGATTCGCCATGGTCGGAAGTCGGACTTGAATTCTTTGCAAAGGAATTCAACATGACTCAAATAGCTACGCGTGAAGCGTACTACTTGCGGCAGTATGATTCGGTTATCCAGTCCTGGAAAGAGGTAGACAAGGCCTCAATCAAGGTCTGGGGTCCGAAGGGCTCGGTAGACAAAACCGAGACGACGCCGTGTGAGGATCATCCTATCTTC